TTATTTATTTATTGTTTCTATTTGTTGCCTTTTGTTATTGTAATAATACTCCTATTGATATACTTTGCAACAAGTAATTGTAAGTATTTAAGTTTATAAATTATGGACAAAATTAAGATGAGAGAACTATCACAACTCTATGTGGATAAGAAGCTACATGAAGACATTAAGGGCCTGGCTAAATTAAGACAACAGGATATAAAGGTTATTGTTACCAACTTATTCAGGTCTGAGTTTAAGACGGATCACTTTTTTAACTTTTGTAAAGAAACGCACGGAAAATACATTGAGGAGAAACGAGCCTATAAAGAAGTTCCTTTGGACTTTGATGGGTTTTGTGCTGAAAACTTGGAGTATCTTAAAGAGGAGTTTCAAAAATCTTTATAGCCTAAAATTTATACAATCTAAAGGTAACAATTATTAATAATAAGGAGTGTAATATGTTGAATGACGACATGGGCGAAAGCCAAGCTAAGTGGGTAGCTTATAAACCACAAAAAGATGAATGGGTGTATAACGATGGAGAGATCTCCGAAAAAGCCATGAGCGCTTTTATCTTTGATTATGTAAATATCAAAGCAGGATGGGGTAAGGTGCAAGCAGGTGCGCCGCCTGAATATCTATGGCGTGAAGATCTATTAAAACCAGATCCCAACCCAGGTCAAGATTTCAAGCCTGCCAGATCTGTAGATCTGTATTTTAATGACGAGCATTTAAAAGGTGTTTATTCCTGGACTACCAATGGATGGGGGCCTGTAACTGGTATTAATGAAATCTACCAAAGTGTTGCTAATCACCCAGAAAAGAAGGAAGGATTACTGCCTGTTATCAAATACACAGGATCCGAGGAAAAGAAATTCAGCGTTGGTTCTAGCAGAATCCCACAATTTGAAATCATTAAATGGGTAGAACGCCCAGGTGATTGGGATGCGGAGCCAGTAGTGGAAGCTGCTCCTGAGCCAGTAGTAGAGGAGAAACCAGAAGACAATATTCCATTTTAAGATCTTGAAATGGGGATTAAGGAATCAGCTAGGCAATACAACGCATTAGGCTTTCAATTAGTAGCGATGAAAAGTGGCCATAAAGGGCCACAGACCGCTAATTGGCATCATAAAGGCGTAGACATTGAACAATTAACTGATAATCAGAACATTGGCTTGATACATAACCTATCAAGCACATGCAGTCTTGATATAGACAATAGAGATGATGCTATAAAAGTCTTTCAAGACTATTTAGGGATGGATGCAACAGCAATGAAAAGTGCGCATCCTTGTTGGCGCGGTTCGCGCGAAGGTATTAAGTTTCTTTTCCGTATGCCTAATCTTGAACGCATAGGCATTAAGAAGCTGACCTATAAAGAAGCCGATAAAGTAGTTACCGTTTTCGAGTTACGCGGTTCTACTGGAAATGCAGGTTGCCAAGATCTGCTTCCGCCAAGCATCCACCCTACTGGCGTTCCTTATGAGTGGGTAACTCCGTTACCTGCTTCATTTGAGGAAATCCCGCTTCTCCCAGATAGATTGATCGAACTCTGGGAGAATTGGGACGTTGAGGAGAAAGCAATGTTGCATTGCCTGGACAGGTTTTCCCCAAAGCCTATTAAAAGGCAATTACCAACAAAGAGTGATAGTGCAGATGTGATAGATCTGTTTAATAAGAAATTCACGGTTAGTGAAATCTTAGAGAAGAATGGGTATGAAAAGAAAGGATCTAATCGTTTCTTGTCTCCCCACTCTACAAGCAAAACGCCAGGCATCGTCTTATTGGACGATGGCACTATTTATAGCCATCACGGCGGAGATCTATTAGGTGATGGCCATTCTCACGATGCTTTCGATGTAGCCAGGATCCTGGAAGCCAATTCAGACTGGAAAACGGCATTTAATAACGCTAGATCTAATCTTGGTATGGAACAAGTGGTGTATGAAAAGCCAATAGACGTTAGGCCGTTTAAATTCTTTCACGCATCAGAAGCTATTGATAACGCTACCCCACCAAAATGGGTGATTAAAGGCGTAGCAGAGGAAGATTCATTAATAGGTATGTTTGGCCCACCCAAAGCAGGTAAATCATTTGTCACTATAGATATGGCAGCTTGCGTGGCCACAGGTATTGATTGGCATGAAAAGAAGACAAAACAAGGCCTATGTTTATACCTGGCAGGTGAAGGACACAGAGGACTAAGTAGACGTTTATTAGGATGGGAGCAAATAAACGATAAACCATTGAAGGATAGCAAATTGCACTATTCAGAAAGAGGAGTGCAGATCTTAGATAATTTAGACGCTGAAATGATGCGTAATGAAGCGTTGGTGTTGCAAGATACTTATAAAGAACGCCCTACCCTAATTGTAATAGACACATTAGCCAGGAACTTTGGGCCAGGTAATGAGAACAGCACAGAGGACATGAATAGATTTGTGGCTAACGTGGATCGTTATATAAGAGAAGAATTTAGATGCGCTGTTATGTTGGTGCATCATACAGGGCATTTAGAAGGATCCAGGGGTAGAGGATCTAGCGTGTTACCTGCTGCGTTGGATGCTGAATATAAGGTATCTAAGAATGACGAAGGTATAGACAACAGCCATTGGTCATTAGATCTGGAACAAACCCTTATTAAAGACGGCCGTGGTATGTCTCCTATGCGATTTAGTTTTAATGAGTGTGAATTTATGCACTTATTGGACGAAGAAGGGCAACCCACAACATCAGGAGCGTTGGTTACTGATATATACGTTGCACCAAATAAGGAAAAGCAATTAGGGCCTAATCAGAAGATCGTTCTGGAAGCATTAGAGACTGTATATGCCAGGAAGGTAAGAGCAGCTAGAGGTAAAGGCGAAGAAGTGCATGAGGTTACGGTTACGCAAAAAGAATTAAAAGAAGAAGTGGGAGATATGACTACATCTGGTCTAAGTAATGCCAAAAAGGCGTTAATTGATGATCATAAAAAGATAGAAGAAGTGGGGCCTGGGGTGTTTATTCCAACTGATAAGGAGTTGTTTTAAACGCATAAAGTGACGCATAAAACGCATAAAACGCATAAATGAAACAAGAAATAACGCTTAAAACGCATAAAAACCCTATAGGGTTTATGCGTTTATGCGCTATTCGTTTATGCGCTACATATTTAAGCGATGACTAAATATAAGGCACCGCCTAACCCACAGAAAGATAGAGTAATGAGATTATTGGCAAGAGTTGAACAACGAAGATCTGAGATAAGCCTTAGATGGGGAGAAGATAGATTTGCGGATCTACTAGATCCTGATTTGTGCGCTCGTTATATCCAAATGTGCGATAAGTTTAAATCAGTTAAGAATAAGACTAATTACTTTAGCGTTGAGCAAATAGCAGAAGGTATGTTGAGGGCATACGATAAGTGTGAGCAGAATGTAAAAGAACGCGGCCATAAAGAATTGAATGGTGAGATCTGGGCGTTTACTTACAAAGATATAAGGTTTCTGGTGGTGAAGGATAAGGCCTTCTATGCCAAGGCAGTAGCAATGGCCAAGAAAGAGAATTGTATGGATAGTGTTTGGCACATAGAAGAATTGCTAAAACTAATACCTAAAGAATCATTTGTGTTTACAGATGCAATAAAGAGCAACTTCCCTGGTGCGGAAGTTAAACCAGTAACAGAAGAAGAAATAAAAGAAGAAGGCCCAATAAGTCCCTTCTTAGGATGATATGAAAAATTACACAACAAAAGGAGAAAATAATGGGAAGACCTAAAAAACAAATATTAAAAAGAGAAAAAGTATTTAACTTAATAAGCAAAGTTATAGACTTAGTTATGTATAAATGGAGAACTTATATAAAAGCAGGCATGGCATTAGCTGTGTTTTTCTTATTTATTTATGTAACTTTCTTTTGGTTAGATACAGTTGCAGAAATACATTTTGAAATTATTTACCTATGAGGAGAAACATGGATATAGATAAATTAATAGAAGAAAAAGGAATAGATTATGGTAGGCCTGAATTATTTTTTGGAGCGTTATCAGAAATATGGACACAGATATTGGGTAAAAAGATTTCAACAACAGAAGCAGTAGCCATGATGGTTGCGTTTAAAGCATTGAGAGCAGCCAACAATCCTGACCTAAAAGACTCATGGGTGGACATCCAGGGGTATGGAAAGATAGGTGAAGATTTGATATAAAAATTTTAACTGATTATTATAAATTCTAATTATGACTAATAGAATATATAAACAAGATCTAAAAGAAGTATTGAGCAAGAGAATTAAGCAAGGTGATTCTATGCACGACATAGCAATGAGCCTGGATGTTGATAAAGCAACAGTGTCCAGATGGGCAAAGAAGTTCAATATTAAAACTAACAATAAGTTTCCAAAGGGGGACAACTAATGGCACAGTCATTTGATATAAGAACTAACGCAAAGCAGGTTGCGAAATCATTAGGCAGGAAATCAAAGAAGCACATACCAGAAGCTACCAGGTGGGCAATAAACAACACAGCCAAGAAACTACAGAAGGCCTATAAGGTTCAAACAGAAAAGAAATTAGATAGGCCTACTAAGTTCACTACCAATGGATTCTTTATTAAGTATGCAAGGCGCAACAATCTTGAAGCGTTTGTTCAGGTTAAAGATGTAGTAGCAAAGTATTTGAAGTGGCAGATAGAAGGCGGAGTGTCTACACCTAACAGACCAGAAGCCGTGCCAACAGAGAATAGAAAGCTAAACAAATATGGAAACATACCTGGAAGAAAATTAGTTAAGAGCAACAACATAGTAAGACCAACTAAGAAAGGTATGGGAGTATGGACGAATCCAAAGAAAGGAACGCCCAAACTTTTAATAGCTTTTAAAACTTCAATCAATTACACAAAGAGATTTCCTTTCTACAAGATTGGTAACAATGTTATTAAGAATGTCTTTCCAAAAGAATTAAAATTCTCATTAAAAAAAGAGATGAGAAGAAAATGATAGTGCTGAAAGCCTTATACTACGCGGTTTATAGGTTCTTCCTAAAGGATAGTTCGCCACAGGTTTCCGCGC